AATTGTATAGTTTCTTGTGCTTTCCACCAATACTCTGGTGTTTTCCATTCACCCATTTGTTTAACTCTTATGATTGGGGATTGTCCAAAGACCATTCCAAACATAACTGCTGTCATAACTATATTTTTAATAAAACGAAACATTGTTTTCTCCGTTGGTTTAATTCAATAATAAATATAAGATTGTTAAAGATTATACATCAAAGCGAACTACGAAAGTAGTATCGATTTCATCTGATAATTTAATTGGTTGTGCTAACTTTCCGACTGCTAATAAGTCATCGAATTCATCATATAGACCAATTTGAGTTACATATGGATACCAAGATGAATGTTGAACACCACTTATTGCTGAAGGTGGTCCACTATCTTGTCCTGATGCGAAACTACCTGTTCCTGAAAGTGATGGTCTATCTCCGGGTGGGAATAACCTGTATGTCCAAGTTCTATCATTGATACCACCAACATCTACTGATGCGGTTTGTGCATATCTAATGAATCCTGTTCTGTCTGTGGTTACACTTACATTACTTGAACGATTAAATTCATTTCGTTTACTATGAAGAACATATTCGTGTTCGTGTATAGTTTGAGTTGCTTTGTGTTTTAATGTGTAGGGTTTTCCTTGTTTTCCAATATCTTTATAAGAACCAGTATCAGTAATTACTAATAGTCCTTGTTCATAAAATACATTACCTACTTCTGAACCACTTCCTCGAGTTGCAGCAGTGGTTGATACTCCTTGTGCTCTACTGAATGAACTTGATTTGTATGCCGCAAAAGATGCTGAATAATTGAAGTCATATAGATTTCCGTGTTCATCATCTCTGATATCATAAGTCACTCCACCGACCGTAGCAGATAAATTAATACTACCTGGTTTTATTTCCTCCCCATATAAATCTTTTCCTACACTAATGACTTGTGCAGTTGTATGTAATTCTCTCGTTTGTTTTGAAAAGTCTTGTATGGAAAGTCTGTGAAATGGATTGAATTTACTTGTTAAAGGTGTTAAAACTTCACCAACTTGTGCGAATGGTCTTCCTTGGTCATAATATGCTTTAAAGTTTTTATAAAACATTGTATTGATTATATTCCAAGTCGGAAGTGCAAAGTAATTAGTTGTTCCGACTTGTGTATTGGTATCGGAACTACTTACATAATTTCTAAATGAACTACTGATTGCTGATACGGCAAAAACTCCACTACCACTATCATTATTAGTTGATGTAAAGTTTTTAAATGCCTTAAAAGGTCTTACTGATTTGTCTTGTGGGTCAAGATTCTTGAACATTAGATTGTCCTAAAAATCAAGTTTCACTTTAATAATAGCTTCCCTTGAAAATGATTTTAATACCGGTTGACTTAACTTCGCTACCGCTAATAGTTCTCTATTAGAATCATACAAACCTACTTGAGTAATGTATGCTTTTGGGTCACCTTTAAATGTAGGTTGTGTGAAAGCACCTCTATTACCATTACTATCGGTTGTTTCATAAGTTGGATTTGAACTGAAATTAAATTCTTTGTTATGTGCTCTTGCAAAATAACTCGTTGAACTTATTTCTTCTTCTCTACGGGCTGCGAAATATCCTTGTTTATTAGCTGCTCCTGCCATACTATGACTGATTGAATTAAATACAACTTTTGCATTATCACCAAATGTATTTGTTCCTGTTGAAAATACCATTGATTTTACATTTGCTTGTGTTAACCAATTAGTATTAAGTAGTATAACTCCTAAGTCTGGGTAGAATAAACCTGGTGCACCTGTTGATGTTTCTGCAGATGCTGCTGTTTTAATTGATGTTGTTCCACTTGCGATAGAACCACTAACAACATTGAATACTCTATTTGCAGAGTTGATTGTTGTGTTGGTTGTTGATGAACTATCGTCAATTAATTTAATTCCTGATTGTCCATTACCACTACCACTTAAATGTAATTCCCAATTACCTGGGTCAACTTTCTCTCTCATTTGTGCTCTATTAAACACGATAAATGCGAAGTCATCTCTTGCAGTTGCATTTCCTGTAAATGTAAATTTTGTAGTTCCTTGTCCCAATATAACATTTCTAAATTGTCTATATAGGGCTGCAGTTTCTCTGTTTCCAGCAGTTGTTTTGGTTGTGTTTCCAATGGAACCACTTCCTCCAAAGTTTGCATATCCGACTGCGAATTGAACTTGTGCAGTTGAATCAGATGTTGCTTTATTATATACTGGAATATAAGATGCTGATACATTACCTAATGTTGGTGAAAAGTAAAATTCTGATAATGATGTTGCTCCACCACTAAATAAACCAGAACTTACTGTTGTTCTTTCGGTAGTTGCTATATCATTGTCTGTAAATTGTTTGTAGATATCAGCACTAAATTCAGGGTCATCTGGGTCATCTGGGTTACTTCCGTGATTTGCGAGAAAAGCGTTAAATTCTGCTGCTTGTGTAAGTAGAGTATTTATATCTAACTCTTCCAAAACAAGTGGTGGGAAAAATCTACGTAAGTCTTCTGCACTCAGTCTACTATTTAAATATTGTAATAAAGTATTATTATTAAATGCGTCTGTTAACGCACCTGAACTAATTGTTTGTGATGTTGTATGTGGCATTAGTTAAAAGTTCCTTTCGAATTATTCTTAATCGTTACCACTCGTGTAGCACCTGTTTGTAAACCAGTTACGAATACAACGGTTTGAAAGATTGTTCTACTGGTATCGGATGATACATCATTAATAGTAACTTCAACTCCTCTTGCTCCATTAACGGTTTGTGTTCTGGAATCAGTTGAAAATGTTCCTGTTTCACCACCAATTCCTCTAATGGATGCGATATCCGTATTAAGAATTTGGAAACTATATGTTTCTGGTTCTGATGGACCATTTGTAGTTGTTGGTTCAATTGAATCACTTGCTAGTTTATTTGATGTACTTCCAATTGTTAATGCGTCAATAGCTTCTAAGAATGCTAAGTTTGCTTTATTTTTATCAGATGTAAATAGTTTATATCTCATCACTTGTGTTTCATCTACGAATGCTTCTAACAAAGGCATATTATCTAAAACTGCCCCATAGTAAGTTGAACCATTTGGATGTGATGTGTCCCATAGTTCGTAATCAATTTCATCATCTGCAAATGCATAATGTGTAATTTCAAAATTTTCTATTCCGGATGCTAACTTTTCTCTACCTTTTTTGGTAAGAACTGCGTCTACTGTTATACTTGTATTGTCTAAAAATCCCATTTTATTTTACTCCTGTGGAAATTATATAACTATTCTTATTCAGTAATAAATATAAGAAAGTCAAATTTTCCATATGTTTTTCTAATCAACCCTTAGTTTTGATTCACCTGGTTGTTGTGTTGTTAATTCTGTTGGTGATGTAAATGTTATTTCAACTGGGTCTTCTCCTGTTACATCGGTTAATCTATTGGTTTTAGTTCCTAAATAAAATAATCTATCACTTATTGTATCTTTGTGATAAGGTTCTAAATCTGTTGGTATAAATGAAGAACTATATGCTAATGTTGAACCTACTGAAGCACTTAGTGAACTTGAATAATAATATTCTCTAACTTGATTAAATCTTGATAATCTTGAAGCACTTACAAATGGTTGTAAGGTTTCTTTAAATTCTATATTGGTTCCACCCCTCGTTACACTCGCGGTTGCATATATATCTGGTTCTGCTGAGTCTGGATTCAATTGGTCAATTTTTACAAGTGTTGCTATGTTGGTTCCTCGTGAACCAGTATTGAATACAAGTATACTTTCATACAATGGAAAAGTTCCACCTAACTTAATAACATTATCTGAACCTGATGGAAGACTTGTTACCGATAGTCCTGGCTCAAATTGTCCCGCATTCTCATAGTATGGTTGTGTTGTTGAAGGTTTTTTCCCTATGACTTCTTTTGTCCTTTCCAATATATTTGGTTCTATCAATGTTCCAAATTGTGGTTTTGCTCTTGCTGGAATAAATTGTTTTAAAGTTCTAAATACACTACTATCGTAGAATGATAGTATTCTTAAATAATCCCAAAAACTATTTGAACCAAAATACCTTTTGAAATAATCAAGTCTTTTTTGTTCAAGTGTTCTGTAAGAGTATTCAAACTCATCTCTTGGGTCTCCAACAAAATCATCAAAGTCAAAGTCTGCTAATGAATATATAATATCTTCATTGACTACATCAGTTGGTGATAAATATATTCCAACCTTTTCACTATCTATTGGTGCAAAGTCTTGTGATGATACTTCCTTTGATACATCTGGATTAAGTTGTGATGTCAATACATTGTTTTCAATTCTAATCTTTGTTGCGTTTCTACGAGTAGAACCAATTTTAGGAACTCTAACTTTTTCTTGGTCTGTTAAAGTTCTAAAGAAATTACCAGTAAATCCATTTACATCCGCACTATGATTTTCATATGTTTTCAGATGTGATGTGTTTGAAGCTGTTGGTGAAGATTGTAAATTTTTATTATCATTTAATTCATAACGAACTAACAAATTGTCAATAGTAGATGTAAATGTATTTCCATTATATGCTTTTGGTGTTCTAACGTGATTATCAAATACACTTTGTGATAATGGTTCAGACCACAAACGATACTCCATTAATGAACCTGTAAATTGTGTTCCGAATCTACTACCACTACCACCCAAGTAAACGTGTCCTGACGAAGTAAATGCTGCATTTATTTTACTACCACTTACATTGTTAATATCGGATGCTAAACTTGCGGTATGTGATGTTAGACTTTTACTTTCTTGATATATAATTCTTTGTCTTGTTGAATCATATTGCTTCGCTGTTATTTCATATACACTTTGACTTAATATCATATCAGTAGTTTTCTCATTACCACTTTGGTCTTTCCTCGTCAACATAACTGACCACATATCATCATTGTAAAAAGGTAAGTTTGATGAAGATATCACATTAAGTTGTCCGTCGGAACCACTAATTTCAAATTTTATACTTCCTAAATTATCAGTTGCTCCATTGTCTTTTAATGATATAGCGAAGTCACCATCTTTTTGCAATATAACTTGGTCTTGTGATTTAGGACTTCTAAATCTAACTTCTAATGTATCTGGAATTAATCCGTCTGTATGTGCTTTCCAAGCAGATTTAACAAATTGTCCTGATTTAAAATCTAATGCTCGTGTAAATTTTCTCTTGATTTCATAATTAACTCTTGTTCCTTTATCTGGTCCACCATATTCTCTAACTCTAAGTATTGAACTCGGTATTCCATAACAATTTAATATTCCCTTTAATGCTCTTTCGGTTCCTTTTGTTTTAATAAAGAAAGGTAAGTTTCCTAAAATTCTTTTCCATATCTCTTCTGTAACTTGTTCTTGACCGGACTCATATAAACTTGCACCACTACCACTTTGTCCAAAAAGATATTCTGGTAACTCTAATAAATTATTACCACTTGATAAATCTAATCCAAGTCCTTTTGCATAATGTCTTGCTACATCTTTCGAAATACCTTCTGATAAACTACTTACTTTTTTGTTTACATCAGTAAAGTGTTTTGTATAAGTCCACACCTCATCAAATTGTTGTCCAACCATATCCATAAATTCTAAAAATGCGTTGTTCTGGGTATCTGCGTAAACATGCTCTGGTAATGAATTTCTTAGTGAGTTCATATTATTGAAGTCATATGATGAAGCACTTGATACCATATTGTTAAACCAAGTTGTTGCAGTTGAACCCGATGTATGAACTAATCTGTATGGTGAAGTTGATGTTTCTTTTGGCCAACTTGTGTCGTGGAATAATCCGTTAGACCCACTTGAATAAGATGAACTTTCGAAATACAAAAAGTTTTCATATGGGTCAAATGAATCTTTGACTCGTTGTCGCTTTCTTTCAAGTTCTTGAATTCTTGATAACGAACTTGTTATGTTTATAAGTGATTGACTGGTAGCAGTGTGGGTTTCAATTAACTCCAACTTTTTCTTAAAGTTACGAAGTCTTCTTTCTGCGTTTGAAAAGTGAATAAAGTTTCCAAAACCCGTATCATCTACTTCATAGTGTTCAGTTGATGTTTTTTGATAATCAATGTTGGGTTGAACATTCAGTAAACTTCCAGAAACCAGTTGCCTTTCAATCTTTCTATTTAATTCATCACTATCACTTAGTAAGTTGTTGTGTGATTTGTAATCAGTAGTTGTTCTGTCTATTGGACTTTGAGAATTATCAAAATCTGCTGGAAGTAAAAATGTATCATCAACCTTAACTTTTGGGATTAGTGAAATGTTATCTTCATAGTCTGGTAAGATTTCTTCTACGATTGTGAATCCATCAACAATATTGTCTCCTTCAACATCTATTAACTCTGGAAGTAATGGTTGATTTAATTTTAACTTTAGTTCATTTCCATTGTATCCAGAATTTGTAATTAAATAATAATCATTGTTGTATTGTAGATAAGTTTTGAACCTTTCAACTCTATTTAAATCTAATCTAATGTGAAAGTCAGACCATTGAACTTCATCAAAATTTACATCTTCAAATCTAAATGCAGTGCTAACTTCGTGGTCACTTGGATTAACATTACCAACACTATCTACAAAATAACCATTTCTTCTTAATTTTTCATATTCATCTTTTAAGTTATGTGAAACTTTAATTTTATCTTCACCCAATACCTCATCAATTTTTACCTCTAAGTCAAAGTACACTTCAACAAGATGATTACTAACATTGTATCGTTCTCCAAAATCTTGTACCCTTGGTGAATTCTTATTAGATTTTTCCCAATCAATATTTACTTCATCATTACTTTCATCATAAGTGTATACTGGATATATTGGGTCTACATTTCTGTCCCACATAGTGTGAGTCTTAGCGTTTGTTCCTTTAATCCCGTGACGACGAGAAGCAGGTGTTCCTTTTGCTAACCACCAATCTTTTGGTAGATTATCTTCATTGAATAAATCTGAATTTGATGAATTTAATTTAGGTGATGGTTGTAAATAATAGTTTGTTACACTTGAATATGTTTCAAGGTTTGTATCGCTTAGTGTTTTCTTTTCCATTCTACCATATTCATTGTCGGTAAAAATTTCAAGTGGAAATGATGAATCGTATGGTTTATTTCCATATTTACTACGCAGTATTGATGTTGGTCGTATATTACGCTCTCCTGTTCTTTGTGAGCCGTGAGAGTGGTCCTGACCTTCAGTTCTCCCAAAGTCTACAACATATTTTTCGTGTTTAGGAACCCATGCTCTCATAAAGTTTTCAAAAACAATTGTTGTACCTTCCATTGCTTTTTGAAATTTAAATTCACCACCTTCTTCAGAAGTGTTTTCACTAATTAGTGTTAAGTCTTGAAAACTATTACCACTAAATTTAATTGATTTGTTTGGAGCTGATTGTCTATAATTAGGAGATGCTACTACACTTAAATCAAGATTTCTTAAATTATTTCTGTAAACTTCATTATCTGTATTCTCGTTAGGTCGTAATATTACCTCATCACCTTTGATGTTGGTTTTGTCTAATATATATGTAAATTGTTGTATAAATATTTCTTGTTCTAAATCAACAACATCGTCAATGAGTTTAAAAAATCTTCCCTCATACTCACCACCAACTGGTCCTAATTCATAAGGACCGTCATAAGTCACACTTGTATCTTCATCTATTTTTTCATATGTAAAAAACTGACTATTGTCTCCAGCAATCTTTCTTAAGAATTTGTATAAAACTTTATAATCACCATCATCATAACCTAAATCTCTTAGGTGTTTTCCAACATTTAATTTTAAATATTTTAAATCAAAGTCTGGACTTACATCTCTAACTCGCAAAATTGTTTCATCTATGATTTCATTAGTTTCAATATCATAAACGCATAATTTAATGTAATCTTTTTGTCCAAGATATATTCCGGCTGGGTCATTTTCTACATTATTGAAATCAAATACTCTACCAAATGTTGAAATGTTTGTTTGGTTAGGTTTGAAATAAGTTGATAACTCTCTTTCTGTGAATCCGTATTTAGGCATTATTCGTCCTTAAAGTCTTCAAAGGTTCTGTTTATTTTGTCTAAGTATCTATCGTTGAAATATTGTTCTTTGATATCAATTGTAACTTGTTCAAATTCTGGTTCTGGTGTTATCACACCGCCATCACTAAGGTCTTCAAAAATTTCTCCTTTTCCAAAAAGTTCCGGAACCTCAAATGAAACTATAAATCCACGACTATCTCGTGTAAGACTTGTATTGAACTTTGGATTAGTTAAGTAATCAGTTCTTGCTTCAAGAATCTGTTTCCTAAGTCTTTCCTGTTCAAGTCCCAAATATTGTTTAAAATGTTCAGAATTTGTCTTACTTATTGCGTCTTGTGCTGATTTAAATGGCATTATCTCACTACCCTAAATTCGTAATCATTATCATAGAAGTTTACTTGTTCATCAAGAGTTCCACTTCCACTAACGACCTTAACACAAAAACGATAATTTCTTTCTGCTTGTAATCCGTTCATTTGTATATTGAAGAAATTACCAGTTGAATCACAACTAACTTTAGAACCTGTTCCAAATGGGATAATTACTTCTTCAGTATCCGCATCTCTAACTGAATAAAATGCTGATGCACTTGGTAAGAACTTAACTGATAACTCAGCAGGGGTTGTCGAGAAAGAAGTTGTTGGATATAATTCTCTACCAACCAATCTTAACTTAACGATAGAACCCTCTTTATATTCTGTTCTTAGGTTTTTGAAATATATTTTTAATCTTTCTAAGTCTGTTGATGATAGTGCTGATAAACTTCCTGTTGAAAAAGAACTATCGTCCCACACTACTTCTAACTTAGGTGGATAGATTGTATGGGTTTCTCTTGAAAAGAATTTTAAATTTCCTAATCTATCTGAACTACTTTCATCTTGTGTAGAATCTCCACCCGGATTAAATGAAAAATCTGCTGAACCCGTATGAAGTGATTTTCTCTTTACAATAAATCCTCTATTAGGATAAATTGAACTTGAATAAATATGATTCTTAACTAAGTCTGTCACATCTGCTCTAACATCTTTCTTGTCAAATGTTATTTGATACGACGAACTAACTGCGTATTGTCCAGTTTTATTCAACCACCAACTACCTCCATCGGTCAATGTTGTTCCGGAAACCCAAGGTGTTTGGTTTTCGTGGTCACGATATTGATAAGTTACTCCGTCTGATGTTACTGGACTATGGTCAAGTTTACCTGTTCCTTGTTTCCAAGCACTTCCACTAACCATATGAACAAACACACTTTGTTCTGCTTCTACTTCTTCTGAAGTTGCGTCATACAAATTTAAATAAAATTTTGCGGAAGCAGGAATCTTTCCACTTTGAATCGATTCTGAAATGTATGTATAATCAAAGTCAATTAATATTCTTGATATGTTTGATACTGCTCCACTCTGATTGACATTTTTATTAATTTCTAATATCTCATCTAAACCTGTATTGATAGAACTTGTTGTTCCACCTGAATAAATGGTTGCGTCTCTTTTTCCAAATTCAAAATAATGCATTATATTTCTCCCAATACTCTACCAACAATGTCGGTGTTTGGATATTTCAATTCAAATATACTTGGGTCTTTTGATGGATAAACTACACCATCTCTGGTTGCTTGTTCAATATCATAAACATTTCCACTATATCCACTTGATGTTGTAGCTTTGTTTTCAACGACTATCAATGGATTTCCATTATCATTTCCGTCCGGTGGAACTACACTTGCTACACCTTCTACTAATGAAATCTGATATGCTACATCACTCAATATAATTGGTTGGTTGATTTGCCATTTGTCTATATCAAAGTGTCTTCGAACTCTTTGTATACATTTGAACAATACATCATTTTGATTATATCCTCTCTGTGTAATAATTCCAAACTTAATTCCAAAGTTAATAATGTAAGCGTTCTTTAAATTTATTGCGTCTGTAACCATTCTGTATTGTGATAAATACATTTTTAAATTTTGTTTTACTGCTTCATTTAATTGTGTCAAATATTTGTTATTATCATAACCGAGTAAATACATATTCAATGCCAAAGGATTATTAATCTCTTCTTCATTGTCATTATTTATTTGTAGTTGTGTATCTTGTACCACATATGCTTTTGCTATGTTTCCATATTTTTGTGGTAACGAATAAACTCTTGTTATGTAGTCTGCTTGTGTTACTGCTCTGTTTTGTGCGTTGAAGTATGCTGATGCATTTTGTTTTATTTCAGTTAGTGTTTCTTCACTTGCTCCACCAGATGCTGCTGTTGGATTTGTAAAGGTTAAACTATCTTTTGATGTTTGAACTAATGATTGAGTTAATCCATCTTCTTGGATTGTAAATGTTATATTCTTTGGAAAAGTAATTGAATTACTTCTAACATTATGTTCAACTGCTCCACCATAACGATATGTAATTGTTAGTGTTGTATTACTTGGTGCTAAACCGAATGTTCTTGTTTTCATAAAGTTTGTCGGGTCAAATGCAGTATCCAAATGTGTTGTTCCAAAACTTAATGCTGAACCAACATTGTCTGGATTTGGAACCAACACTTCATCTGCATTATCACTAATACCAGAACCAAATCTTAATTCCATTTTATTATCTTCTCTAACATATGTTGTAAATCTTCTTGCAGTCTTAATTAACCTTAACATATATGGTGTATCGGTTTGTAAAGAAGAATATGTTGGGTCATTTAAATTAGTATTTTCAATTGACTCAAATACAGTATCCTGTGCTAAGAACGGAACCTGATAATAGTTATTACTATTACTATCAGTAACGGATATGATTTCTGTTACATTTTGATTTGACAATGTAATCTTATCAAACTTCTTTGCTCCCGTAAATGTGAAAGTTTCTGTAATAGTATCTCCAGACTTTGCTAATACTTTTTTAGTTAATTTGAATTGAGTTGCTTCAGTTCCTGATGAAGGTATTTGAATGGTATCAACTCTATTATCTAATGCACTTTTTACTTTAAAATTAACATCATCCAATATAGTAAAGTCAACACCAGTATCAGAACTAATTATTGAATTAGCAGAAACTACTCCGGCATAATCTAAATTGGGTTCAGATGTTTTATCCGCTCCAGTCCCAACTTCTTTAGCTGGAACTAATTGTGAAACTTCTAATTCCACCGTTGCTGGTATTGCTAATGATGGTTTATATCCTAATGATTGTGCGATGTCGAAAATATTTTTTCTTTCTTCTGCATATTCTATTAGAGTTTCTTTAAATTGATTGTCAACATAGTAATTCAATACATCACCAACATATGCTGCCATTTCAACAAACATCATACCTGGTGATGATTCATTGAAGTCATTGTATGTATTTGGAAAATAAGTTTTCGCAAACTCTAATAAGTTTTCCCTTATTGATGAAAAGTCTCTACCGAGATAACTTACATCTTTCTTTACTATTTTTTTATTTGTATTATAATCTACATTAGTAGCCATTTTATTCTCCCACAACCAAGTTAAAGGTTATATTATCAAGTGCGTCTGGTTGAAGTGTTGTTGAGTATTCAAGTGATATCGTTATCTCATTTGGATTAGATTCATTTTGAATAATTATTAAATCATTTATACTGACATAGGGTAACCAAGTATCTAAGGCAACTCTAATACTATTATCAACTCCACCCAAGGTTTCAGAATTTATTTGCTCAAACAACAAATCTCGTAAGTCACAACCAAAGTCTGGTTGAAAAACTCTTTCACCTTTTGATGTCAATAATAGATTTTTAATATTAGACTTTACTTGTTGTTGTATAGTTTTAGTTTGTCTAAAAAAACCTCTTAGATTGTGGTCCAATGGAAATTCTATTCCAACATACACATCATCACTTCTATCTATTTCTCTTACATTAGCCATTATGGTCTATAATTACCTTCGCCTTTTTTCTTTTTATCAATTGCTTTCATCAAACCAGAGTAGTCACGAGTTAAAGCATTTACAACATCCTCTGGGACCTGGTCAACTTTAACACCCGCCTTTTGAATTGTTTGAACTGCTCCAACTTCTCTCGCGGTTTCTTTGTTTTGTTTTCCACCCAAATTACCATATCCTAAAACTTCAGCCATATTATCACTACCTAATACTCCACCACCCAATGAAGGGTATTCGTCAGTTTGACTTGAACCTAATGGATTTGTATTGTTCAATACTTCATTTAATGTTTTATTTTTTGAGTATTGTTTTTTAGGCCTTTGTTTTTTTACTACTTTTGGGTTTGGTTTAGAAATCACTTCTGATAATTTGATTTCTTCTTTTTCATTAATAAATATCTCTGTCATCTGTTTTTTGACTTCTTTACGGACAACTAATTCGATTATTTTTATTAAGTCATTCTTTTTCATTACTACTCCTATTGTACATTTATTTTTTTACTTAAGTAAAGTTTCTTATCTCTAACTTCTTCTAATCTTTTTATTTCATCTTGTAGTTCTAAACTTGGTGGCGTTTCAGTTCCACCACTTGCAGTTAACAATGCTTGTCTTTGTGTTTCCATTCCTGCGATTACTTGGTTAGCAAGTATAGTAATAAATCCTACAAAGTCATCATTACCCAACACCGCCGGTGAAAGATTGTTAGAACCAATATCTATTGTTGGTGAATCTATTTCAACTTTATCTGCTGATTTAATCTCAACATTATCTTTTGAGTAAATACCAATTCCACCATTTTCACCTTTGGAATTAAATACAATTCTATCTGATTGTATAATTACCTGTGGCTTGAAGTATGTTGGGTCATTATCAAAAGTTGATGTTACTCCTACATCTTCATATGGAACATATTCATCTGTTGTTAAGTAAAGTGAACTTTTTTCATTTCTTACAAGTTCAGTTGATAAATCGGAAACTAATGATTCGTCATAAATTGGACCATTAGTAAATCCACCTGCTACAATTTTTACATTTGGTGATTCTGTTAAATTCCTTTTATCTGAACTACCAGACTGAAATTGATTACTACCTAAACGAATTGAATTACCAAATCGTCCTTGTATAATTGTATCACCTTCTCGTACTAATAATTTTTTTACAAGAGAAGAAGGATTAAAATATTTACCAAACTTAAATTTAAAATCTTCATACGGGTCTCCAACCGATAATGCACTTACTCCAAAGTTAGAGTCGTTTGTTGCTAAGTTAGATTTATTCAACTTAGACATATAATAATATTTACCAGCAAACTCACAACCTAATATTTCTTCACCTTGAACCGGAACTTGTAATATGTTGGAATCCAATGGATAAAAAATATTTGTATCTGCAAATGGTTTATTCTGTTGAGACACATCAAACCTTGCTCTTACGGCACCAATTAAAGATTCGTCAAGAGTATCCGTGAATACTTCAAGAACCTCTGCTGGTTCAAACTTTAACATTAATTTTCCTTAGTGATTGAAGACTCTATTTCATCTTTCTTTATTTGTAACTCTTGAACATCTGATTCTATTGCATTCATCAATTGTTCTTTTTCTGCTTCTGATAAACCGAACTCACCTTCATCAGATGTTGCTCGCTTTTCAGCTGCTGTAATTCTTTGAACGATTGTTGCTAACTTAACAAGTTGTTCATCGTTCTTAACATTGATTTCTAAATACTCTTTTAGCATAGGGATAATCTGAACGGCTGTATCTCCGTCCTTAATAAATCCCACAACCTCTTTCATTAGAACTTCTAATTGTTTTTTATTAGTGTGAGAATTATCATATATGTCCTTAAAGACATCTGATAGGGTTTTTCCCTCGAATATTTCGTAATCTTTTGCCATAGTTTTTACCTAATAATAAATAGTTAAATGTTAAAAAATAGGGATATATATTTATATATCGGTTTATCTTTTTAAATTTGACTTATAGTTATTATACGAGTCGGATAATACCGACTTTTTTAGATTAATAAAAGGGGGAAACGCAATGAAAGAAACTATGAAAATGGTAATGGAAGCAGTAGGTGGAATTAAAGATATACTACTTCATATTATCGGATTAGGTGTTCTCGTACAATTAGTATTTGTAGGTGGATTCTTAGGCATAGACATTGTGGGTAATCTAATTAATTTAGTAAATCTAATTGGTAATGCAGGATTTGCTGGATTCATATCACTATTGGTGATATTAGGATTACTCAACAAATAAAGGTGGAATTACAAGGGCAGTAGAAATACTGCCCTTTGTTACATCTGTTATAAATTGTCCCAACTACCTGTCCATTTAGTTTCTATGGAACCAGTAGTTAAATAATTTCTTTGTAGATTAACGTGATGTTTCTTCATCACATTAACAACACGAGTAATGTGTTGTGTATTCGAAGTGGTCATTTCTCTAATCATAATGTATAGAGCTTTTTTATTAAAGTTTTCAATGTTCTGACGATTCTCCATTAGATATAATACTGCATTAGCGACATCCATATCCTGTTTTCTTTTAAAAATTGTTGTCAGATTATTGGTCCAATACTCAACAAACAAATCAACATACTCTTTTTTTGCCTGAAGTAAGTCATCTCTTGATGCTTCTTTGACTGGGTCTCGTTTGTAATCAGTAACTTCTTCACCATCAGTTTGTTTCATCTTCTTATAATTGTTGTTGTTATGTAGAATCAAATAGTTCTTAGCAACAATACTAAAATAACTAAATGCTTTACCTTTACCCTCGGTAAATTTATGCATATTCATATATAGAAAACTAACAACCTCGTGCATTACATCTGT